GACCAAATTTGCCATATGGCTCTCCAGATATAGATTGGTACTTTAATAAATAGTGGTTATTGAAAAAACTGATTAGATAGTATCGAAGGTTGCACCAGTTGGGAGAATGTTGAAATCCAACTTGATGAATTCTGCGGTACGGGTTGGTTGGAGATAGATTGCACCAACCAAGATGTTACGGTCAATAATATCTGGTGTGTTATTGGTTTCATCCATTACCACACGGAATGCGGTCAATCCAGAGCGTTGTTGAATTCCTGCGAGATATGGGTTGACGATGTTTAAGAAGCGTGTGCGAGTTGCTTCAGTATTTTGTTCGAATACCAAGTATCTTGCTGAACTTGCGATATACTTCTTAACGGTGATAAGAAGACGACGAACATTTACACGGTCAAGTGCTGACGCACGACGTTGGAGTGTCTTTTGTCCCCAGACACAGATACCTTGTCCTGGGAATTGTGCGATTGGATTGACCTTTGATTCATACAATTCATCGCGTTGTGCTTGAGTTAGACGAGTCTTAACACCAACTGCGCCTGGAATACCACCACGATTCAAACCTGCTGGTGCGAACCATTCTGCTCCAACATTATCACTATATTGATATACTTCTGGAAGAACCACTGATGGTGGTGCCCAGAGGAACTTACCAGTGATGTCATCAAGAACACGAACCCAAGGATAGTAACCAGCTGCGTAGTTAGTATCAAGAAGTTCTGCGTATGAAGTTACAGAATCAATTGTTGCATCAAGTGTGTCAAGGTCAACAATGTAGAAACAGTCACCGCGAGCTTCACAGATATCAATTGCTGATTGTGCGATATAACTGTGTTGTGAGTAGATAACACCAGGTACAACTAAGAGATTGAAATCTACTGCATCTGCGTTACTTAATTGATTTAATGCTCTCTTGTATTCTACTGAACCCGATGCTGCTGCACCGTTAAGATTAAATCCTTGAGTGTTTGTTGCGGTGATTGCACCACCAAGTGCAATTTCACGATTTGGCTTGAACCCATCGAATCCACCTTGGAATGGTACTGAGAATCGACGATATGATGCGTGGTCACGATTAGTTAATGAAATTGGACTTCCGTTAACTTCTGTTGCTGGAAGATTTTCAATACTGAATTCGCCGCCTACAGTGTTTGAACCAACTGTTGGTGCTAGATATGATTCTGCGGTAAAACCACTACCAGATACATATGTACCGTCAAAGTTGAATCCGTAGTAGTTAGTGTTTGGACCAGTTGCGTCTGCATTGTATCCAGCAACACTTGCACTTACCCAACGACTGTTTACATATGCTTGTAACGGTACTTCACCTGCGGTTGATGAAAATACTGAGTTTAGTGCTGCGAATCCATATGGAACCGCATTTTGTGGAATGACATCTTCACTCATTTCAATACGAATATACTTTGAAAGGTTTGGATAGTCACCTTCGTAAGTAGTTAATCCAGTACTTGAATTATATGTTGGAACACTGTTACCAATTACTCTTGCGATATAATTTGGACTGGTTGGGTCAAAGTTTAAGTTATTAAATTGTTCAACTACAACCGGTGATGTATCGGTATCGGTAAATTCACGAACATTAAGTGTGAATGAACCATATTGACTGTCTGGATTGGTACTTGGTGAAATACCAGTGATAGAAATCTTAATTTGCTTGTTTGCACCAGTACCGTCACTTAATGTATGTACCTTGAACAAATTACGCTTACTGCCACCGATGGTTTGTGAACGAATCCAAGGAGTGGTTGCATTATCATATTGGGTTGCTAAGTTCAATGCGTTGATACTTGAGGAGAAGTGAATTAATTCTCCAGCAAATGAACCAACTTGACTGAGTGCATCTGGGAACACTGCATAAACATATGCAGGAATAGTTGAACTCTTACCTTGTGCATCAGTACCAAATACTTCATTAATGAATGAAGAATTAGTTTCTGTTGGACTTACAACACTTGCGGAGTAGTGAATGTTAGCGGAACTACTGACCCTACACTGAAGCTTGATGTAGTACCACCTACTACTACACTACTAAGTGAACTTCCTGACACAGTTGGATGGAGAACTGCGAATACCTTATTTCCAGCCGAACCAGATGCGAAAATAGTTGCGACATTGGTTGTGTATCCGGCTAAACCAAGAACACGAACGATTGTTGCACTACCTGCTTCTTGAAGGTAATTCTTAACGGTGTATCCCATATAAGAAGTACCATCTGGTTCACCGAATGAGGTGACGAATCCATCTAGTCCTTGAACTGGGGTAGCTACGAATGCTGGTCCTTTTGTAGTTGGACCAACAAACGCCGCACCTATTTCAGCAACGCCTTGAGCGAGGAATGTTTGGTCGCGTTCTTGTGTAAAGACACCAGGCGACACGATTCTTTCTGCCATACGGTATTCTCCAAACTAAATTTGTTTATTTCTCTGGTGTAAATTCGCCGGTTTCAAAATTGATTTGACCAGCACCATACTTTTCAGATAACCCCTTGATTAATACTTGTTCTTCTTCTAACAACCCTTTGAACAACTTAGTTTGTTCACCAAGCTTTTCATTTAGTTCTGCGATATCTGATTGGAGTAATTGAATTTGGAGTGTCAATTGCCCAGCGTCAGAGACTACCGTTGCGAGTTTATTACGCAAAACACTAATTTGTTCTAATTCTTCTTTTGTAATTTCAGACATAATAACCTCTTTTTGTGTATAATACAACTCGTATAATAAATATCTGTTTTTTTACCTAAACATCAATTATTCACTTTCTATTTCAGTAAAAACGACTGTTTTTTTAACAGAAAATCTTCGTTGTGTAGTAAGATCTCTATTGTTATATCTATCCAATGCACTTTCAGGTAAGAGATATGCGTATACGGTCATATCAAATTGAGTGCGTACCACACGGTCCTCTGTAATCGGTAACTCTGTCATAGGCTCAAATGACTTCACAGAAGTACGGAATTTATAGTTGTTTTGGTCACCCCAATATTGGTCTGTTTCGAATGATACATTCTCGACCACGGAGTTCATTTGTTCCATATATTCGGTCCAAATCATACAACGATAAGTAATTTCGTAATAGTCGGGAAGTGTGGTTGTCAAATATTCACGACTGGGAGTGATATTATTTTTGACTGCAAACTGGTCATATGGAGTTCGTCTATTCCAACCAGTTTCAAAGGTTCGTTCAAGATATTTGTTAACAGGCGAATTAATAATAGATTTCTTCATCCCAGTACGACGAATCATAATCATTGGAAGTTGAATCTTTCCAATAGAGTCACGCATGACACCATCTCGTTGAGCAGATTTCCAGCGTTCTGGATTGCCATAAATGACCGGTACTTTTACTGCTACATTATTTTGAGTCACCACTGGCTTAATACGCTCGTTCATATAACGAAGAATTGCGTTATCAATTGTAAATAAAGTTACAGCTATTGGTGGTGTACTACCCGCAGGTATGTCGTTTGACCGTGGTTGAGTAAGTCTGGTTTGTTGTAAGTCTACTCGTTTTATAGGGTTTTCACTCATACTTGTACCTCTTCGATATCAATACTTGTACGACGAGTTAAGTGTGCCATACAAATGATTGCGGTATTAAACCCTGGCTTACCTGCAATAAGTTGTGTTTCTGTGATATTATGGACTTCATAAAAATGATTATTATATCCAATTATGTCACCAATTTCTGGATAGGTCTTTACATCTTGTAGCATACGACGAGCAAATCTAAATTCAGTTTGTTGGTCTTGATTAACACCAAATCCTTCTTCTCTTACTGGTCTATTTTTATCGTATTTTACAATTGCATTAACTTTTACTGGGGTGTATCGTGGCTTTACCGTGCTTTCACCGTAAATATTAACTTTAGCAGATTCAACAACAATCTTATACAATACGACTGCCACATCCATCGTTTCGTCAATCAATTCCCGAGTGATGTGTTGTATAAATTCAAAGTCACGTTGTGTAACAAAGCGTGCCATGTATTAACCTATGTAAATGAGAGTAGGAACATTCTTAAACATTTTTTGCATATTTTCCGAGTTTTCCATTTGCTTCTTCATTTGCGCTTGCATTCCAGTTTCTTCAAGTGTTTCACGAAGTTCTTTAATTAATCCTTCCTTTTCAGCAATAGCTTCTCTTCTAAGAATTTCACCATCCAAACGAATTTGTCCATCTGGATATGGAATGTTTTCAAACTTGGAACGGATAATGCCGAGAAGTTCTTTTGCTAATGCAAGTGTATATCGGAATATCCACAATCTTGACATATCATTGGTGTTTGTGTAATTGATATTAGTATATGGCACATTCGATAAATCACTTGCTACATTGGACCCAGATTGGAATGTATTTGCTTGTTTATCGTCTACTACCATATAATCAAAATATACCATCTTTGATTCTTTAAATACTGGTGAAAATCTTATAATATTGTTTGATACTTCAAACCCATATTGACTCTTACGAATCATATCATTGATTTCAATTGCTTGAATACGGAGAAGGTCTTCGTATGCTGGCATCATCACGAATGTGACTGGTGGTGAATATCCATCAAATCCAAATTCTGCCATCAAGTTAGTCAACCCAAGACCAGTTGTTGCGAATGGGTCATAGTAACGAGCAACTGCTGGTGGCATGAAATGGTAGATACGACGAATTTCTAACTTCTTACCACTTTCACTAACATCTGCCCACAAAGTTTTAATATCATAAGATTGAGTAAATGCGGATGCAGAAATATATCCTCGTTTTACTTCAACATCACCACCAGATTGTGCTTCTACACCATAATCTGTCGTCATCATATGTTCGCGTGCATTAAATTGATTGACTTGATTACCATATGTGGTAATAGCTTCTTCGAAACATGCATAAATCTGCTTATCAATTAATTCCACTTCTACGACAGGCCATCCTAGCTTTCTTGCAACGAATTCAGCTGCTCTTGGAGCATCAGCTTGAAATTCAGAATCGCTATCATAAAATCCAAATGGAGTTATTCCAAATGGATTTGAAGGACTACCATCATAGAAAATTGGTTCTTGTGTTTCCATAATAATCTCTAATTAGGGACTTACAATAAATAGTTTTATTAAATCATTAACTCGTATTTTTAATGCAAATAAAAAGGGTGACCTTTCGGCCACCCCATTTATTCCCACCGTTACTACGAGGATTAGACTAAGTTTAATCCGTCGATGTACACCTTTCCGAAGAATTCTGGGCGTACAACCTTCTTTGCGTAACGGGTCATCACACCACGGCGTGGGGTGAAGTTGTTTGGGTCATACACGAGCGGAGTCATGA